AGCCTTTAAAGCCAGTTGTAAAGCCCAAAAAAATAGCAATATTAGGATTTGCGGGGACATCCCGGAATCTGGCTCCTTTTAATAATCCCGAATGGGAAATTTGGGGACTTAATGCATTGTTTAAAGAAATACCTTGGGCAAGCAATTTTACAAGATGGTTTGAATTCCATCCATACAAGGATATGATTTCTTTAGCAGCTGGCGGGGGTCCTGAGTATATTCAGTTTTTAAAGCAACTGAAAATACCGCTATATACCGAGATTCATTATGAAGAATTTCCAACAAGCGTTCCTTACCCATTGGAGAAATTGTGTGAATATTTTCATATAGGGACTGATGAAATCAGACGGATGATAAAAAATGAACATGTGGAGATGGATAACGTAAAAAATCCTTATTTCACGAATTCGATTTCTATGATGATGGCACTGGCGATTTATGAAATGCTTCAAGAAAATTCAGGGATTGAAGAAATTGGCCTATGGGGTGTTGATATGGCCCATTCGACCGAATATCATGCTCAACGGCCGAGTTGTGAATTTTTTCTCGGGATATGCGAGGGATTAAGAATTATGGGCAAATTAAAAACCTGGACGTTGCCAAAAGAATCATCCTTGCTAAAAACCAAATACATTTATGGTTATGAGTTTGAACACGAGAATGCGTTCAAGGCAGCTTTAAAAGCAAGAAAACAACAGTTGATTAATTCAAGAAATAATTACTTGAACGTGATACAAACGAACCACAATGCTGAACAACAGTTCCTCGGTGCTATACAGGAAAATGAGCATATGACAATGAATTGGGGTTCATAAAGGAAGTGATTTTATGTATGTAACGAGACATTATATAGCTGTAACATGCGATACGGCTGGTGATTGTACGGATTATACAGATGAATTATGCAATGGGTTTATAAGGGCTATTCGATATGTTATAGACAGTAGCACTCCCATAGCTTCAACGGCGACAATAACAATAACCGGGGAAGAATCGGGATTAGCTGTACTTGCTATTACGACAAGTTCATCCAATAGAAGCCTTTATCCTGTTTCGCCTGTCAATATGAGTTCGGACGGTGCAATAGCATATTACACAACGGCGGCTAATTCGGTAGAATCACAAACCGCTCAGATACCTATTGCGCAGGAAAGGCTGAAAGTTGTTGTCGATGGCGGAGGAACAGGTGTAACGGGAGGTGGAATTTATGCGTATGTTGGTTAAACTCAAAAGTCGCTATGCCTGCCCGGAAGGAAATTACCGAACAGGGGAAGTGATAGCGGTTGAAGAAAAAATCGCAAAAGCACTTGAAAAAGAAGGTAATGAAATAGTTGGAAAAGTGGAAGAAGATATGGAGAAAGAATGTGCCGCTGTTGAACCTCCCGAAAAAGCAGTTATGTCAAAGCCACGCAAAAGAACATACAACAGAACATCTAAGGGGTGATATTGATGCAATTACGGATAAAAACGGAACCTAGCATTGAACCCGTGACCGTTACTGAATTAAAAGAACATTTACGGATTGATTCGGGGACTTTTGCTGATAATATTTCCGCATCACCATCGATTGGTGCTGCCTCATATTCAACCGGCACATCTACGGGTGGTGGTGTTGATGTTCTTGGATATAATATTGTTGCCAATCTTACAGCCGGAGCGGTAGCTGCTGGAGCGACACTGGCAGCACACCTTGAAGAATCGGATGACGATTCAACCTATACTGATGTGTCGGGTTCTACTTTTACAGAAGTCTCGACTGGAAACCAAAATACTGTTGTTGAAAAAGCTTATACCGGTTCGAAGCAATATGTCCGTGCAAGTGGAACAGTATCCGGCGGCAATGTAATATATGGGATAGATATAATCAAATATGCTCCATATTCCAGTGAAGATACTTACTTAGAAGGATTAATCACAGTCGCGAGGCAGATGGTAGAGGAATACCTTAAACGTGCCCTAATTGAACAGACATGGTATTACCATCTTAGCAACTGGCCGAATAATAATGATTTTATCTACATCCCGCTTGGCACTCTATCAAGTGTGGCTTCTGTGACTTATTATGATTCGGATGGATCGTCAAATGCATTCAGCGCTTATATTACTGATATTTATTCTAATTTGGGTCGAGTTGTACTTGATTATGGAGAAACATGGCCGACTGATTCGCTATATCCTTCTAATCCAATTACTATTGAGTATAAATGCGGATACGGTGATGAAAAAACAGATGTGCCTAAAGCGATAAGAATGGCAATAATGATGATTGCTGGAGAACTTTACCGCAACAGGGAGAATTCATCTGAAATAAAAAATTACGCTATTCCAATTGCGGCGGAGAGACTACTTTATCCATATCGGTTATGGCTCCCATCACAGGACGGTGATTTGTAATGAATGCAGGTATGCTCGATAAACAAATCACTTTGCAGGGTAAAACATTGACGCGGGATTCATTTGGCGGGGAAACCATAACATATACTGATTTAGATACCATATGGGCAAATATTAGAACTGTTTCCGGGCGCGAATTTTATCTTGCAAAAACTGTTAATTCAGAACACACTTTTGAAATAACAATCCGTTATAGAACGGATACCAGTACATTGAGGCGAGTCAAATATCTTGATAGATATTTTGATATTGAATTCGTTATAGACAGGGAAATGTCAAGAATATGGCTTACTTTGATATGTATAGAGGTGATTTGATGGATGATATAGAAATCAAAGGCATGGATGAATTACAACGCAATATTGACAGATTATCAAAGCGCCTCAGTTATCAAGCGGTAGGGAATATCCTTTTCGAAGGGGCAAAAACCGTAGTGTCCGTAGCAAAAACTAAAGTAAGAGTTTTAAAAGGTACATTGAGAAGTGCCATTATTGCAAAATTATTGCCGCAAGGTGGTGGATATGCACCGACAGCAATTGCGGCTGTTGACAGGGCAAAGGCTCCGCATGGGCAATTGATAGAATATGGTTCTGGACCAAGATATCACAAATCAGGCAAATATGTCGGCAGAGTAAAAGCTAAACCTTTTATGCGTCCTGCATGGGATGAGACAAAGTTTGCCGTTTTAAACAAGATACTAAGTGATTTAAAAAAACTTGTAGAGGGTGGTTAGTTTGGTATTAGAAGAAGCGTTAAAAAGTTATTTGCTATCCCAATCTGGGTTAACTGCCCTTATCGGTCAGAGATATTATCCTTTATCAATTCCGCAAGGTTGTTCTATGCCTGCCGTGGCTTATGAAAAGATAAGCGGACCGCGCATACACGCATTTTCGGCTGATATTGGGAGTTATCCCAGGATGGAGTTTACATGCTATGGTGAAACATATCCCAGTGTTTCCGCAGTGTTTGAACAACTAAGGAGTGCACTCCAAGATTATCTAAACACAATAATGGGTGGTGTTGGAGGACTGGAAGTAAAAGCAGTTTTACTACAAGATGAACGGGATGATTTTGAAACAGACAGCAAAGGGAATATCATAAAATACAGTAAAATAGCAGACTTTGAAATTTGGTACGAGGAGCAATAATATGAAGAATATAACCAAAGAGTTTTATGTTAAGTTGCTTAAAAACAAGAGCAAGAAAATAAAACGTACCAAACATAGATTTTGGCGCATTAAGGTTCATTAAGGAGGTGGTCAAATGGGCTTTTTCCATGCAAAGAAAACAAAAATATATATAAATGGATATAACTTGTCAAGCTGGTTTGATACTGTCGATTCGCCAATGAATGCTGACAATGTGGAAACAACAGTATTTAATGTAGATGATAAGTTGTATATTATGGGTAACAAAACAGTTACGCTTACAGCGGAAGGATTTTATGATGATTCAACGGGAGCCAGTGAAGAGGCATTGCTAGCTGCATTTGGCACAACAGCAATTGAAGTCAGTTATTACATGTATGGTGATACAACCGGGTATTATGGGTATGGCATGAAAGCATTGAATACAGCATACCAGATTTCAGGAAGTATCACGGGGGCTTCTCGGGTGATGGCAGGATTTCAGTCTGATGTTGGCAAGGAACAATTGATAAGTCTTAAATCGTTGGCGGAAACAATTTTATCCACAAGCGCAAGCGCTGTTGAAGGCACGGCGTCAACAAACGGATGTAGCGCTTATCTACACGTAACCGCAAATGATAGTACAGGGCTTGCTCCAATTCTTGAACATTCCACATCGGGAAGCACTTGGGATACTTTGTTAAGTTTTGATGTTTGCACAGGTGGCAGGGCTTCCGAAAGGGACGTTGCTTCAGGAACGGTAAAGGCTTATGTAAGGGCAACATGGACTACTACAGAAGCTGCAACATTCCAAATTGGATTGTGCAGGTATTAAAGGAGTTGAGTTAAATGGCTTTTGGACATGGCAAGAATGCAAGATTTTTAGTTGACAATTCAACGGGTGGATTAACTGATATTTCAACGGGAATGATTGATATTGATTTCCCAGAATCAGCTGATAACGCAGAAGTAACAGGCTTTTCGGACGATGACAAATTGTATGTCATGGGAACAAGAGGACATCAGATTAATGTCACAGGACATTTTTCAACTGGTATTGATGCGGTTTTATATGGAATTTTAGGAACTACCACAGGTGGTGGCACATTTGAATATTATCCAAATTCCACAGCTTCAGGTGCAGTGAAAAAGACTGGTGAATGTTTGTGTATGTCGTACAATATTAAAGGTGGCATAGGAAGCGCCGTAACATATACGGCTTCTTTTATTGTGACTGATGCTATTACGACAACATATGTATAAAAGGAGGATAAAATGAAAGAACTATCAAGAAATAGGATTCCAGATTTATTTTGTGTAAAAAAAGTAAATGTTCCCGAATGGGACGGGTATGTCTATTTAAGAAAATGGTCAGGGAAAGAACGTTTTAGTGTTTTGAAGGAAATTAAAAAGATTGGCAGTATTGAAGACATCATGAATCAGGACGATGAAGGCATAGACTATGAAGAATTGCAGAATGTCATGTTGACCATAGTTTGCAAAAGTCTATCTGATAGTCAAGGTATAAGGCTATATGCAGATAATGAAATATCGGAACTAGATAAAAAGGACCCCGATGTTATTCAATATCTTTTTGCTGAATCAATGAGAGTTAACGGACTTGGTGAAAAGTCAGTGGAGGAATCGGCAAAAAACTCCGGGACCAGCCAGAATGGATAACCATTTTCGGGATTGCCAAAGAGCTTGGTTATACTGTGCATGATTTATTGAGCGAAAAATATATACCGGTTAAGTGGTGGGATTTTCTGTTAGATAAAATCCCTTTTTTATGCAAGTTTGCCCGGTATAAAATTGAGTGCCATATAACAAGTGATGAAATCACCAAATGGATTGCGTATTCTGCGCTGGTCAAAGAAGAAATGGACATCGAAATTGATAGACAAAAATTCAAGAGCAAATTAAAGGGGTGAAACATATGAAACAGATTGGCAATTTACTTGTAGTAATTCGCGCTAGTACGGACCAACTAAAAAAGGAATTAAGTTCTGCACAATCGCAAATGAAGAAATTTGCAAGCGATATGAAAAGCGCTGGTAGAACATTGACAACAAGTATAACATTACCCCTTATGGCAGTAAGCGGATATGCTATAAAAATGGCAATGGATGTTGAGGAATCGGAAAATCTATTTCGGGTATCAATGGGGAATATGGCTGATGCGGCAACGGAATGGAGCAATGACTTTGCGGAAGCGATGGGCATGAATCAATATGCTGTAAGGAAAAATCTTGGCACATTTAAGTTA